CAGACCACCATCTCGGATCACATTGACGACATTCACGACCACGTCTCCTAGCATTAGCCCATGTCAGAAATTGAAGACATGACAGACGCAGCGAAAGCCCTCGACGAGTCACTGGCAGCAGAACTCGAACCGATCCCCACCAGTGACCTCGTAGTTGCTGAATCGGACACCGGCTACCAACAGCCGTGGGATCGGCTACCAGCCGAAACGGATTACGCCTGGGAACTGTTCACCCATTTCAGAGACACAGGCGTTCGGCGTAACTTCCACATCACAGCAGTTTGGGCACATGACAACGGGTTAGGCAAACACGAAAAAAAGACACTTACCAAATACCGCCAGGTCATTACCAAATATCGGGAACGACACCGGTGGTCCGATCGCGTATTTTCATACGACAAGGAACAGGACCGCCTTTACCAGATGGCCCGTTCCGAAGCGATCCGTGAAATGGCGATCCGGCATGAGGGCCAGATCGAAAAAGCGATCAACGGTTTGATGGTCCCGATCGATGCCCTGACTGTCGCGATGTCCGATAACGACGAGTTCATGGCCGACTTGACGAACATGGATAAGAAGAAACTGATATCGTTAGCGAACCTGGCGGCAAGAACGATCCCGTCACTGATGGCAGCGGAACGGCTGTCGCGAACGATCCCGTCACTGATGGCAGCGGAACGGCTGTCGCGAGGTATGCCAACCGAAATCGTTACCGGTGTGGTAGAACATCAACATGTCGTGTCTGTAGAAAGGGACCAAATTGGGAACGTCCTCGAAGTCTTGGGACAAGCGGGTGTCCTCGATGTCGGATATTCAGATAGCGGAACTGGCGACATCGTTGATGCCGAAGTGGTCGAAGTACATTCCGTACCCGCCGAGAGTGACGACTGACGACACGATCCCTGGGATCTCCCCCAAACAGGCCGCGTTTCTGTTACTTACCCAACCCGAAGCAATGTATGGCGGTGCTGCTGGTGGTGGCAAATCTGAAGCCCTGCTCATCGGTGCGTTGCAATACGTTGACGAACATCCCACATCGTCGCTGCTGCTGAGACGCACCTACCGTGACCTTGACAAGCCCCAAGGTTTGATGTTCCGTGCTCGGGAATGGTTACGTGGAACAAACGCCCATTGGGACGGCATCAACTATCGGTGGGTGTTCCCTAACGGGGCGACCCTGAACTTCGGCTACTTGGAGCATGAAGGCGACGAACTGAAATACCAGTCGTCGGAATATCAGTACATCGGTTATGACGAACTAACCCACTTCCCTGAACATCAATACCTGTACCTGTTCTCCCGACTGCGTCGTCTCAAAGGAACACCGGTGCCACTCAGAATGCGCTCTGGTACGAACCCTGGCGGACCTGGACACGAATGGGTGCGGAAACGGTGGAACCTGCCTCAAGGCCCGCTGCCGGGAGACAACAATGTGTTCATCCCCGCCGACCTGTACGACAATCCGTTCCTGATCCATGAAGAATACGCGGAAGGTTTGGACCGTCTCGGTGACGTCACGAAGGCGCAGCTTCTCGGTGGCGACTGGACAGCGACCTCAACCGGTGGCTATTTCCGAGCCGAACAGTTCAGGATCATCGGATGGGATGAGGTTCCCGACGCGAAAGAGTTCGTAGCCATCATCCGTTATTGGGACTTTGCTGCAACTGAACCATCAGAACTCAACCCGGATCCTGACTACACGGTCGGTTTGAAACTCGGTTTGACCGCTACCGGATCCAGCGACCCGACCCTCCCCGACTGGTACGTCCTCGACGTTGAGAGGTTCCGTAGCAACCCTGGCACGGTCGAGAACCGTGTCCGTGCTGTCGGCCTCAAAGACGGTCCCCGTGTTGTTCAATGGCTGGAGCAGGAACGCGGAGCGGCAGGGAAACTCAACTTCAACAACTATGCCGTGAATGTGCTCCCGAACTCAACAGCACGCCCACTGTACGCCACAGGGAAAAAGGAAGAGAAAGCAAAGATCGCTGCCGCGAGAGTGAGCGAAGGCCGAGTGTTCGTCGTTGACGGGCCGTGGGTTGGCGACTTCATCGCGGAATGCGCCGTGTTCCCTGTCGGATCCCACGACGACCAGGTCGACGGTCTCTCCAATGGCATCATCGCTATCGACAGGGAACGAGCATTTGTTTCCCAAGGGATCGTGCAACGGATCGGTGAAAGGATGCAACCGGTGAGGCGTGGCGGGAGACGTCAACCAGCGAAGCATTACGGGTACTGATGTGGTGATTCTGATAGTGTTCAACCCGATGAAATCCCTCGTAGAATTTTTCAGATACCTTCGCCACGAAAGACTGATAACAAAGACTCCGCTACTTGACGGGTTTGAACATGTTGCTTTGGATGAGTACGAGATTCTGCGTGTTTACAGAAAACGCAGAATGTGTGCGATCCGTGGTCACTTGTGGGAGATCGAAGCCCTGATACCATCAGCCACAGACACGTCCCCCTACACATATCACCTTTCATGCGCCAGTTGTTTTCCGCATATCCATTCACGACGGACACACAAGACCTACAATCTGTTCGCCATCTCTGAAAAGGACCGGGCCTGATGTTGACAATGCCAACCGACGACAACCAGTCCATTACTCGTGAAGCTGTGCTCCGATCAGAACTCAAAGCACTCACCGAAGAACAGATCGAGATGGATGAGTACCGTGCCTACTTCGATGGCGAACAACCCCTCGCGTACTCGACTGAGCTTTTCCATGAAGTTTTCGGTGACGCTTTCGAAGGCTTCTCAGACAACTGGATGAAGGTCATCATCAACGCCTGCAACAGTCGCATTCGTTTGATGAACTTCCACTTCGAAGAAGATGAAGGATCCGAGCTTGCGAAGAGGATCTGGGACGTGTTACGTCTCAACGAAATCGATGTCCAGCAGCGAGATCTCCACGAAGGGACAATGGTTGAAGGTCGAGGTTTCGTAATCGTATGGCCCGACCCTGATTTCGGTGCGATAGTTGATTGGCAACCCGGTCAACTTTGCCGAGTGTTCTACGATCCGGATAGACGCACCCAAGCATTGTGGGCTGTGAAGCGTTGGCTCACCGACCACGGCGACATCTACGTCACGTTCTACACACCAGATTTCGTATACAAGTTTCGTGACACGACAGCAGGCGCGCAACGTGGAGAAACGAAACACTCATCTTCGTCAGCTTTGAAAGAGATCCCGGATGTTGGATGGTTCGGGAACTTGGAAGAACGTCAAATTGCTGGGGAAGAGTGGCCGTTGCCGAACCCGCTGAAACGTATCCCTGTTGTCGAATTCAACAACACCTCATACAAGTCGGATCTTGAAGATGCCATCCCTCAACAGGATGCGCTCAACAAGACCCTGCTCGACATGATGGTCACCGGCGAATTCCAAGCCTTCAAGCAACGCCTGATCGAAACAATGTCAGCAGAACCCGAAGGTGGATGGAACGCCGGGGCCGGTGAGATTTGGACAATGAGACCGTCGTTTGACGCTGACGGGAAACATGTTCCGTCAACTGTCACCACATTCGACGTGTCTGACCCTTCAACATATATGAGACCGATCGAAATGTGGCTACAACACATGGCGCTCACCTCATCTACACCAGTTCGCTACTTCATGCAGTCAGATCGTGGCGGTCGGGGGGATTCCCCCTCTGGCGATTCGCTACTCGTTGACGATAAGCCACTCAACGACAAAGTTGAAGAAAAACAGTTGCGTTGGGGCAACCGGTGGATGGAAGTCGCGAGACTTATCGCAGCCGCTTTGGAAGAGGACGATCCGTACTCCCTCGTCGGTGATTCTGTATGGCAAGACCCCCGCCACGACTTCATCCTATCCAAACTCAAAGAAGGGCAAGCAATGATCGAGATCGGTATCCCGATCGAGTTTGTTGTCACCAAGATCGGCCTCACACCGGACGAAGAAATCGAAGTCCTGAGAATGGTTGAAGAAGCGAAGAAGGAACAGGAAGCGAAGGAACAAGCTGAAAAAGATGCTGCTGTCGCATTAGCTCAAGCCATTCCTTCTTCCGATTCCTAACGCAATACACCACAATCCTCCCAATGTCGTAGTATCTTCGTATTACGCGCACGACAACCCAGGAGGCTCAGGTGCGAAACATGCAACATCGTTGGACGGAACTCGAACCGTGTTTTCTCTTCGGAGCAGACGGTGAAAGTGACGATCCCGACGACCCCCAGGAGGGTGCAGAAGGCGACGATGGTGAAGGCGACGGAAAGTCTGTAGAGGACAAGTTCTCTCAGGAATACGTCGAAGGGCTTCGCAAGGAAGCAGCCAAATATCGCATATCTGGCAAGAAAACAACCGAGAGGCTGGAAGCAGCAGAGGCGAAACTTGCCAAGATGCAAAAGGCAGAGATGTCCGATCTGGAAGCAGTAAAGACGGATCTCGAAACAGAAACGTCCAGGGCTGATGAAGCTGAGAAGACTGCATTGCAGGCTAGCTCGCAACTCAGAACTGAACGAATTCGTAACACAGTCACGATGGCTGCGCTCGAAGCTGGATTCGAAGACCCGACTGATGCCCTATCCATGATCTCGCAGGACGACCTCGTAGATGATGAGGGAGACATCCAGACAAAAACAGTGAAGGCGAGACTGAAGGCTTTAGCCGACAAGAAGCCATACCTGTTGAAGTCGCACAGGCCCGGTTCTGGTGATAGCGGCGGCTTGGGTAAACCAGGCGGCAAGCAGTCACAGCAGGACAAGGAAGATGCCTACCTGAAAGAAATGACCACCACGGGGGGTCGGGTAGTTGCTGGGTAACCAGCCGGTCGGCCTTCTGGGAAAGAGATTCAAACACACATGAGAATTGATAAAGCACCAGAGGGCGGCAAGTTCCGCGCTGTTGCTGCTACGGCTCTCGACGGACAGGTGGGAACCTGGGGTGATGCTGACATGCTATGTGTCAACTTCAACACCGCAGGCGAAATCATTGCGTCCGAAGTGAGTACAGGTGTCGGCGTTATCTGGACGAAGGAAGGGCGCAAGCCTCTTTCTGACGGTTCAGAAAACGAAGTGATCGGTGGACGCAAGTACACCGTTTTCAAGTTTGCCGAACTCGTAGAAGCAGAAGTCGGAACCCCAACCCTCTCGGCGGGCGACAACCTGTA